AAACGATGCAGTAGTTAAAGCTCTTGCTAATCGTTGGCTCTATGACCAAAGACAAGTATTAGAAAACGCATCACGACTTGCTCTTATCTATCCTAACTCTTTCTTTAAACTTGCACCCAAAGAATCTTCTATCGTCTTTGATAAGGTTTCTGTTAGACCTGTTCCTCCTTGGGAAGTCATTGTAGATAATGATGCATCTAAATGGCAAGACCAAAGATTTGTTGGTCACGTTTATTGGTGTCCTGTTTCCAAAGCAAAAGGTATATTCGGTAGTAAGAAATACCAAGCAGTAGTTAAGGCTGATTACTTTGAGCAGCAAGCCCATCCTTACAAGACAGCACAAGATGAAGATATTCCAGATGAATATAAATACATTGAAGTTGTTGAACTCTATGACCTTGTATATGATTGCTTATACTTCTGGTCACCTAACTATTCCAGCGGAGAAAAACTACTTGATGAAGTATCTCCTATTCCTGTAAGAAGTTATGACGATGTGCCACTTCCTCCTATTGTTCCTCTTTATTACTCACGCATCCCCGATTCTCCAATGGAAGGATATTCTTCTCTCTTCCGTATCTACGACCAAATCTTTGAAAAGAATATTGTTCGTTCTTTCTGGGCAAATGCTATTCGTAGAGACAGCAGACAATACCTTTACAAAGAAGGCAAGATTGACGAAGATGCATTAGCAAAGATTACTGCTGGTGTAGATGGTGCGATGATTGCTGTTGATGCTGATTCTCTTGATGGTCTTATTAAGGTTGTAGAAGTTCCGCCACTCTCCACAAACTTTGACCGATACTTACTTGCTATTGAATCCGACTTGCAGAGAGGTTCAGTATTAGCTCCCTTTACCAGAGGAGAAGCAACCAAAGCAACAGCCACAGAAGTAGCTGCACTTGCCAACTATACTGCATCAGAGATTGGTAAAATGGCAAGAGAGCGTGACGAAGCAATCGAACTAATGTCACAGATTTATATTCGTATGTTGGTTGACCTTCTTAAATCAGAAGATGTGGAAGATACAGTTATTGCTGATGGAGAAGTATTCCGTGTCACCGCAGAGAAGTTGGAAGGTAAGTTCCGCTTTGCTGCTTCTGACCAATCCAATACTCCTGTTGCTTCTGTTATGAAACGTAACGAGCTTATCCAACTTCTTCCTGTTCTCCAAGGATTAGGTATTGACCCAGCAAAGATTAAGGAACAAATCATTCGTCAGTTTGATTTACCCAAGTCATTTGGAGAAGAGATGCCAGCCGCTCCTCCTGCCCCTCCAGCCGCTTTACCATCGGTAGGTATGCCAATGCCTGACGACCCATCACAACTGCCTTCTGCTGCCCTTGCAGAGCAACTATCGCAGTCCATTCCTACTATGCCAACAAGCGCACCAACACCAGAGAGGGTTTAACTAATGCCTATGTATGATTATATTTGCTACACCTGTAAAAAACAAACAGAAAGATTATGCAAGTTTGAGAATAAAGATATTCAATATTGTTCTACCTGTGATGATAGGCTAAAACCATTAGTATCTGCACCAGCTAAAACTGCTGGTAAGTGGGGCGACCAAACTGGTAAGTGGGGAGTTAATGGTTGCTATGATAGAGGACTTGGAGCTACTTACTATAACTCGATGGATAGAGAAAGGATTGCCAAAAGCAAAGGTCTTATTCCTCTTGAAGATGTTGGTGGAGATTCATTCGTTGAGAAAAGAATGTCAGCAGAACTTAACATTAAAATGGAACAGGACAAAATCCTACAATCATATAAAGATAAAGTTGAACAGTATGGTGGTTCGGTTCAAGCAAAAGTAAGAGCAATAGAAGAAGTCCTGCCAGCCAAAGATTGTATTGGCGAAACAGGTGCAGTTAAAACACTTTCAGCAAACACATTCACAGGAGAATAAACTATGGCAAAACCAATGATAGAAATGGAAATGGAAATGGGTGGAGAAGAAGAATCCATCAAGGGTATGGGAGAGAAACTAAAAGGTGATATTGATATGGCTAAACAGGAAGAGGACGAAGGATATATGTCTCTTCTTGAAGGTGTCAATGTATCACCCAAAGCTTTGATAGGATTGTCAAATGCTCTTAATAAAGTTCTTCCTCTCTTTGGATTACCACCTATAAAAGAAAAAGCACTTACACCAGAAGTAGTCCGTGCTCTTGCTATGATTGCACAAGCAGTAACCGATGCTGTTGGAATGGAAGAAGTCCCATCAGAACTTGAATACTCTCTTGACGAAATGAAAGGTGGAGATAGTTCGGTAATCATTATTGCTGGAAAGCTTGACAGATTATCCAAAGTTCCAGCATTTAAAAAGTTCTTAAAGAGCAAACCAACAGAGATGGAAACACCATCTAACCAAGAGCCAATGGGTGACCCTATGGCTATGGCAAAGACAGAAGAGCAATCACCAAATATAGAAGCACTTTTTGCTTCTCGTATGTAACAATAAAAAAGGAATAATAAAATGGAAGAAGTAAATGGAACTGCCGAAGTAGGCACCACTCCCGAAGTAGTAGAGACACCTGTTGAGGGAGATTATCAAATAACTCTTGAAGAGTTAATGTCAGCAGATTTTGGTGACGACCCTATAATGGGACAAACCCACAAAGGTCTGAAACCATATAACGAAATCTTACAGCACTTACCAGAGGATGCAAGAAAGCTTGTCTCTAACTTACGAGCTATGTCCACACAGAAAACACAAGAAGTAGCAGACCAACGAAGAGCGTTAGATGCTGAAAGAGCAAACCTAATAAAAGAACGTGAGCTTCTTCTTGGTGGTGGTTTTCAGAAACAGATAAATGAGTTGGCTTCCAAACCAATAGAACACGATGCTTGGTCAGAAGAAGGTATGCAGCAACGTATCCAGCAAGAAGCTGCGAAGATGTTTCAGCAAATGCTTAATCCTTTACAGATGGAGTTAGAGCAAGCTAAACGTGGAGCGCAGTTAGAAGCATTTAAATCTGCAAACCCAGACCTATTAAGTTACAGAGATGATATTGCTAAACTTCTTATTTCAAGAGAAGATTTAAAACTTGAAGATGCTTACTACATTGTCAAGGGACAGAAGGCTGCTGAATATTCTGGTAAAGAAAAAGAAGCTGCCAAGGCAAGAGTATCTGCTACTAACAAAACCTCGACAGGACAAAATGTAAATGGTGTTACTGTGCCAAAGTTTAAGGATGCTTGGGAATCCTATCAATGGTTTAAGAATAATCCAGAAGCATCAGCATCAGTAAATAAGAACAGCAACAGGATTAGACGATAATACTTGACGTTCCCTTTATCTAATAGGACAGACAACTAAATGCTAAACCTCCTTACGGAATACTTTACATTAGTTGTTGACCCTTACAGATAATAACCTACGGGACTATCAAGTAAGATTAACAACTAAATGTATTTAACTAAACATTCCAACAGGAGATAAGAAAATGGCAATAACTAATGACCTCTTATCATCTACCCTATACTCAATCAGAGATGGTGAAGTAGATGAACTCTTCAAGAAAGTCCCCTTCCTTGACGACGCTAAAAAACACGGTGGTATTGAATACGAAGATGGTGGCATCAAGATTCAGCGTCCACTATCCGTAGCAGAACACTCCAGCATTTCTCTAATGACAACTGGTTATGAGCCAGTATCACTTGCAGTTGCTGACGTTCTTAAACCAGCCATTTATGACTGGTGTGACTTTGCTGCTCCAATCGTAATCAGTAAGAAAGAAGAGCTTGAAAACTCTGGCGAGAAAGCAATCGTTAAGATTGTCGAAGCTCGTATGCGTTCCGTTATGTCTCTTCTTCGCAGAGAGCTTAATAAGCAAATCCTTGCTGGAACTTCTGCTTCTCTTACCACAATGAACACTCTCAACGGTTCAACCGCTGGCACTAACAAGTTCCTTGAACCCCGTGTTCCCGGTGCTACTCAAACCTCTGTTGTTGGTGGTCTTGCCAAGAACACTCTTAACGTTCCCGGTTTCTTCAATCAGTTCCAAACTGCTGCTGGTGCCTTCGGTACTGGTGGACTTGGAGCGATGCATAACATCTATACTTCCTCAAACGTAATCACTCCTATGGGCGAAATCAACTCTGTTATAGCATCAACCGCAGCTTTCGCAAACTATAAGAGAACCCTATTCCTCAACGAAAGATACATTGATGAAAAGACATTAGATGGTGGAAGAATGGCACTTGCTTATGCAGGAGCTATGGTTTCAGCAGATTCTGATATGCCTCTAAACGGCGGTGGTGCAAACGTTTACTCAATGTATTTCCTCAACTTTGATGGCATCAAAATGGTAATACACAAAGACGGTGACTTTGCTGTTTCACCTTTCGAGTATATCTCTGGAACAACTGCTCGCGCAGCCACCGTATACTTCAAGGGACAGCTTATCGCTGACCATCTTGGTTCCCAAGGTGTAATAATCAATGGCGACGTATTCTAATCTAACTTAAAAGGAGTTAAAATAAAATGGCTACTACTACTATACTACAAAAGTTAGACCGAGTTACAGACCCATTGGTTTCTGGAACTGTTGGTTCAACTGTTACTACTCTCAATCGTTCACAGTCAGAGATTTTTCTTGCTGGTTCTGCTATTACTGCTGGTCAATGGGTTGCTTTCGATACAACTCAAACTGGTGCTGATAGAGTTCTCTTCGTTGTTCCTGCTGCTCTAACAGCCCTTGGTAATGCTCTTACCTGTGGTGTTGCCAGAGCCGCACAAGCAACAGTCGGCGGAAAAGTTGAAGTTATTATTTCTGGTTTGGCACCTGCCGCAGCCGTAAATGCTACTGTTGTTGGTGCTGGTGTTCCACTTGCAGTTGTCGCAGTTACTGGCGAAGCTGCTGGGAATGTTGCTGCTAATATAGCACAGCCCTGTGGTGTTTCACTTGCAGCTTCCGCTGCTGGTTTTGCACCAGTTTGGGTACTCAAATCCTTCTAATATAACTGTAAGGTAAAAGAAACCCTCTCTCTCAAATAAACGGGAGGGAGGGTTTTTTAATAAACAGGAGCATCATCTATTATGAATCTACAAGACCTACGAAGCAAAGTTAAAAACATAACGGACTACACACCAGAGTTACAAACTTATCAAGACCAAGTTGATGATTTGATTAATGATGCTTTCTATTCTATATGGACAGCAAAACGCTGGAAGTTCTCACAAGTCCAAGATTTTATTAAAATATATCCAGACCTAAACTTTGGTCGGACAGGCAAAAATGCCAACGTTCTAAATGGTTCACGCAGAGTAACCTTCTCTGGTTCTATTCCTTCGCTTCTTGCAGAAGTATCACTTGGTCCATTCTCCTCTCACGATACTTCTAAATCATATGGTTCTACTGGTTCTGCTTATGAAGGAGAACTTTTCCAGATAAATGGTAGAGAATATACAATCCTTAAAGTAGTTTCAGATACTGAAATAAGATTAGCAGAACCTTATCGTGGTGGAAATGTTGTAGACAATACATCTTGGGTAGTTAAGAAACGCTTTTATGACTTACCAGAAGATTGTCTTGAACTTCTTAATCTGTCTCACCGTGATGTTCCTGCTGTAAGTGGTCAGCGTCCTCCCTTTGGAAAGGTAAATGGATTGGCTAAACGAAGAGAAGAAGATATAAACCTTCGTGAAGATTATACTGCCAACTATGCAGAGTGTTATATCGACACTCCTCCTATCAATGTTCCACCAGCAGAGAAACTAAAACTTATTTCACAAGTTCATTCCAATGCGTCAACTATACCAGCCCTTACATACTTTGAGGTTTGCTGGGCTTTCTATTATCTTGGAGCAAAGATAGGTCCACTCTCTGAACCTCTATTGTTTCAATCACAAGCAGCACAACAGGGTGGATTCTCAACTTCTATTATTACTTTACAGTTCTCTACCTTTGATGATAAGCCAATCGCAGCACAAACATATGCTTCCGTAACTGACTATGCACCAAACAAGTTTGAAGGACTACGCAAAGTTCTTTATTACAACTCTAACTTTAATCCAACAACAGGAAAGAGATTAGGTATTCCTGTATGGAGAACTATTACTAATGGTGGTCTTACTGGTTCAGAAGGTGCTCCTGCTTCTGCTCACAGACCACTTATAGTTGATGATGATTTAAGTCAAGTTTCTCTGTTTTTTATTAATAGTTTTAATGGCGGTAATCCTCGCTATGTTGAATGGGATGGAAGTATTCCACGCATTAGACCTTATCCTCGTATCAATGCTTTTGATTTCTTTAACGCAGCAGTAACAGGTGGAGAGGTAATACCAAGAGCAGAAGAAGAATACTTCCGTAGATTAGAAGTTAGATATATGAAGAAGCCTCTTCGTATGGGTTTAGCAACAGATACTCCACAAATGCCCTATGAGTTCCATCAACTTGTTGTCTATGGTGTGTTGGAAGATATATATAATAAATCTGGAAATCTTGAACTTGGAGCTACTTATAGAAAGAAGATTGAGAAAGCTATTCTTGGTCTTGAAAAGCGTTATGTAGATTCAATAGACACAACCTTTGTTAGAGGAAGCTTCACTATTGGCACAGATGGTTTTCCATTCTATGACCCAGCAAGTTTGAAGTTGGCACCATAAGGAATAAACTATGAAAACCGACAGCACATTAGAGATAGAAGCAAAGGGTGTTGACCAACGATATAAGGCAAGACCTAATGCTGCATCAAATGTAGAAGGACATTTTCATCCAGACCCTAATGGTGGTGGATGGATTAATGATAGAGGTATTGAACCTCTTATTCCTCTTGACGCTACTGTTGTTTTTCCAACAGCAGAGATAAGTAAAAGATTACAGCCTGTTAGGTTTCTGTCTGTTATATCCAGACACCAAGGCGCAGAGACATATTATCTTTACGAACAAGCTGGTGAACTTAAATATGATATGGGTAATAAGGGAACCTCCGCTGCTACAAGACAAACTTCTGTTATTTCTTCTGGTAGAAAAATACCAAAGCCAGATGATTGCGGAACACAGATTACAACCTATGGTAGATTTAATCTAATCATAAATGGTTTTGATAAAATGATTAAGTGGTGGGGAAGAGAATCTTATTCTGACTTTGGTTTTATCTCTCCAACTCCCGCTCCTTCTATTTCTGGTGTAGATACAAAATATATTATCTATCGTGATGGTATTATCCCAGAGCAAAAAATATCCTTAAAAGATTCTGGCGATACTGTTATTAGATTTAAAGAGGATTCTTATGTAGGATTGGGAACACCAGAAAAAGGAGATGTTAATCGTTATGATTACAAGATTTCTTTTGTTACAGATACAGGCTCTGAATCTCCCCTATCAGATAGAGCAACAGTAGAATGGACTATATCTTCTGAATCTTCATCAACAATGACAGGAGCATATAGACCTGTAAGAACAGATTATGCCGAAGGCAAATATGGTGTAATGATTTCAGACCTTCCTGTTGGTCCCAAAGGAACAGTAGCACGAAGATTATATAGAACCAGAAATAGAAAAGATGGTTTAGGTGGTGCTGGTGAAATCTATTATCTTGTAGCACAGATAGATAATAATAGTGAAAATCAATATATTGATGTTATGCCAGACCAAGATTTAATCACAGAAGCTCCATCCATTATTGAATCCTCTGTTATTTCTTCTCAACATAAATACTGTGCAACTTGGAATAACTCTATCTGGTTAGGTGGTGGTGAACAAAACCCCTATGGCATTATCTTCTCAAAAGCAGGGCTTCCAGAGCAGTTCGGGATTGCTGACTACTTTGATGTAGGCTTGCGTGAAGGTGGTGCTATTACGGCTTTGGTGCCCTTCTACGATGTGCTTCTGGTGTTCCGTGAGCGTGCCATAGAAATAGTTACTGTGGGAACGAACGGATATGTAATCTCTACCCTTGACTCTAACATTGGAACTACGGCTACTAACTCTATTAAGATAGTAGCTGGCTATGGTGTAATGTTCTTATCCAAAGATGGCATCTTTACAATCTCTGGCTCTGTTCGTGGTGGTGCTGTTTATTCTGTAAAACAAATGTCTCCTATGATTGAAAGAGAAATGAACCGTATCTCAATCTCTGCCTTGCCAAGAGCAACTGCTACTTATTCAGAAAGAGAAAAAGAATATTGGGTTCACTATCCTGTTGATGGAGATACAGAAAATAGTCGTGGTTCAGTATTCCATACATTTAATGAAGAATGGACTTTCCGTTCGGGTGCTGGGTTTTTTGCTAATGGTAATGGTATGCCTTTCTCTTGTTTGGCTACTGACCCTAACGGCTGGATAATCATTGGATTAATAACTACCATTGGGCCAGACCTTCAAAGTAGAAGAGGTTTCCCCGGTATTGGTTTACAAGTATGGTCTGCTTCCAGATTTACTGGACAATATCTTTCTAATCCAGTAGTGGGAAACACCAACACAACCTTCAATGTAAACTATATAGCAAAAGAAAAAGATTTATGGGAATCTGTGTGGACTGACTTTGGTGACGATTCTAAAAAGAAAAGAGTTATATCTGTTGAGGTAGAGATTATCACAACTGGCAATAATCCTATCACATTAGATTGGGTTACTGATTGGGGCTACTCTTATACATCATCCAAAACTCAAATACCATTACGTCCAGAAACAGTATTGACTACTTTCTCTGAACCTATCTATGCATCAGTCCCAACAGGAACAGAACTTAATAGTGCCATTTGGGATAAATCTGTATGGAGCCAAACACAAATAACCAGAATAAGATGGGACATAGGAACTTCCCTAATCTCGCAGTTTAAGTTTCGTTTATCTTCTGCAAATCTATTCCAAGTTATATCTTATCAGATAGAAGCAGTTGGCTCACAGAATAAGACGCTGAACCAAAATGGTGCAACATCAAGGCAATAATCTTTTTTAAAGAAACTGAAAATAGATTTAGACAAAATCGGAATCTGGCACCCTTATACTCGTAGAGGGTTAAGGTTTCCAACAAGAAACAATAAAGGAAAACTGAATGGCAAGAACTTATACAACAAGAACTTTACTTCCTCTGGGTCAAGCAAAAGAAGAAGATTTTAATACAGAGATAATGGGTTCAGTTCAAGAGTTCAATGGTCAGCTTGATGGACACCAACTTCCTCTTCAACAAATAACTGCTTCTCACATTAAGCAACCAACATCATCTACCCAGTATTCTGGTATTGATGGAACTTATTCTACTTATATGACTACTCAATCTTACCATCAGTCAGAACATACTGTTGGAAATACTTTTGCCCGTCTGGAATACAATAATGTTTTATGGCAGGGAGGAAGTGCTTGGATAAGATTAAGAGATGTTTTGTTAGACGACTCTGTAAATGTTGGTGGTGCCCAGCTTACATTTAATGCTCTTGAAGGTATGCTTGTTGGAAATGCAGTTATAGATTTCTTCTTTGACCCCGGAGAATATGAAGTAACTTTAAGCGCAAGTGGAACACCAGTAACTGCTGATAGATTAATAGCATATGACGAACCCTACTATATTGAGTGGGGAGTATTTATTGATGATGTTTGTGTTAGTCAATCTGGTTTAATCTGGCCCAGAAGAATGACACTTAATCTTCCATTTAATGCTCCTGTATCTTCCAAGCTTTGTAAGATAGATATTCGTTTTAAGATTGCTTTTGCAGATACGGTCACCTTGTTTGTGCAATCTGGCTATACCCTATTCAGAGAACAAGGTATGCAATACAATGGTGGAAATCTTTGGGTTAGAAACCAATACAGATAGGAGAAGATAATGTCACAAGTCACAACAATATATGCATATAAAGCCAAGGTTGGAGAAACAATATCTTCTTCTAATGCAAACAATCTTTATTCAAATATCAATACTGCTTCTACAACTATCAATGCAGACAACACCAGAACAGAAGCTATTTCCAGAAGGCATCTGTTTGATATGTCAGAAACACCAGATAATGTTCACGTTACATTTACTTATCTTAAAGAGGTAGGACAGCATCTTGCTTCTGGAAACTATAACTCAACAACCTTTGTTGACATAACTCACGGTATTCTTTGTTCTATTACTCCTCCTCCCGGTTCAATCGTTTTAAGACCTAATGAAGCAGTTAGATTACAGTTCTCTGTAATGGTAGAAGCAGCAGTAAAAGGAACAAATGGTCAAGCTAATCGTGCGTTAGAAACAAACAACTATTACTTTCGCTTCTTTGTAAACATCAACGGTATATTAACAGCAGTATCACCAGAATACGGATACTCCCTATTAGCAGATGCAACACCTTCTCTTGGTGGTGGTGGTCCAAATGGATGGGCACCAAGTCAATCAGAAGCTGGTGCATCATTCAGCGATTTAGTTAATCAAGAACTTATTGTTCAAGTTAGAGTAGCACAATCATATATCTACATAAACAAAACAGCCAACGACCAAACTATAACAGAAACAAAACCAAGAGTAAGGGTTCAAGTTCCTAATGGAACAGCCACCGCAAATACTATTACACTAAAAGAGTTTGAGTTTGTATCTATGGGAGTTAGATAATGTCTTATACACCACCAGTAGTATTTACTACGGCAACGCCAGTAACTGCTGACGATTTAAATAATAACAATGATGCTCTTCGCAAATACATAAATAAGAATGTAGTGGCCGCTGACTTGTCAACAGATACTTTTGGAACAACTGATATTTTAAAGGGTGAGTTTGCTAATGTCGTTCAAGACCATCAGTTTACTACTGGTGATATTTATACACAGAATAAGCTGGCTAATAATGCAACAGAAAGAAGTTATTATACTTCCAGCTATAAACCACTTCTTTATTCTCAATGGGGAGAAACAGGTCAGTTCCAAGTTGTTATGGATACTGGCAAATCTATTTACTTTGAAGGACACAACGGAAGTTCTATCAACTTAAACCTTGCCGCAAAGTTAGTTGTTACTGGACATATTGGTGTTAGAAACTATCATCAATATGTGTTTGCCAACAAGAATGGTGGAGGTACTAATAACGAATATGATTATTCACAAGTAACAACATTAGCACCATTAAGAGAAAGAACACGCTTTCACTTGGCATTTAAGATAGAAGGTTTAACTGATGGTTGGATTCGTATATTAAACTCTCTTGGTAAAGTATGTGGCTTTGAAGAAACTCAAAACTCAACAACCGAGTTTTACACTAACTACTTAAAAGATAGAAGAGTTGTTCCATTTTTATATCAAGTAGATATTCCAAATCTATGGGCAAACATTTCACCAGAACCTATGCCACAGAACCTTGCTTGGAGATTTGCTATTGTCGTAGAACCAACAGTAGATTTAGGCTGGGTAAACCACAGAATAATGCAGTATGAAGTATTCTACGCATAGACAAACACAACAATAATAGGAGAATAGCTAATGGCAACAGACCCATACACTTCGGAAGAATACGCAGATTACTATAAAGATATTAAGAAAGCCCAAAGTGGTAAGACAGCCGCAGGTGTAGGTAAAGGTGCTCTAACAGGTCTTACAACTGGTGCTTCTATCGGTTCTGCTGCTGGGCCTATCGGAACTATTGTGGGTGGTGCTGTTGGACTTGTTGGTGGTGCTATTGCTGGTGGTGTTTCTAATGCTGCTACGGCAGAAGAAAAAAGAAACAATGCTAAACTTGCAGAACTCCTACGCAAAGAAGAGTTAAATCAACTTGGTTTAACAGAAGAAGCTAAACAAGCTTTATATGAAGAACAACTTGGAGCAGTATCAAAAGCTGCAAGAGATGTAAGAGCAGAACAATCTGGTGTTGCTGCTTCTCTTGCACAAGGAGCAGGCAGAGCCGCTATTGATAGAGCAATCCAAGAAGAATCAGTTACTCGTAGCAGAGCAACAGCAGAAAGGTTTATCGCAGCAAAAGACATAGAAGAAAAGAATAGACAGATTGCTGAAATAGAAACACGACTTGGTATTATCTCTGACCAACAGACAGCCAATAGAAAGTCAATGGAAGATACTGCTTATTCAGCTATGAAACAAGCCGCAGCAGAAGCAGAACGTATCAAGACAGTTCGTGGTGCTAAACCAAGTCCAGAACAACTATCAGCACTTTCAGAGTATACAGGTATGTCAGAGGACCAGCTTGGACCTGCATTAGAATACTTTGCATCTAATCCAGAGTCAGCACAGATACTCAATGAGATGTTGCAATCTGGTAATATTGGCGTAGTAGGAGCACAATAAAATGGCTAAAACAGCAGAAGCAGAACTTAAAAAAATGTTAGAAGCAAACGGCGAAACCAGAGCTTCACAATATAGTTCTTACTATACAGATATGGGTTGGCAGAGATGGGATATTTCTGCTGCCGTTGTCGCACAGAAAATAGCAGAAAGAAAGTTAAAGTTTCAAGAAGCATCAGATATGTATCAAAAAGAACTTGCTGCTCTTGAAAAACGTAAAGGCGATTTACAAAAACGTTTAGCAGATATTTCTATAAAGAAAGCCACCGCTCAAATCAAAAGAGAAGATTCAGAGTGGAAAGAAAGAAATAAAAGATATATGGAAGAATATA